CGTCAAAGAGTCAAATGATGTACACAGACCGCATGCACCAGCGGCCTCCATGGTAGTAGAGAAACTCCCCCTCGTGACAAGAGGGAAAATCAGTGGATGTATCGACGTGCTGTTCGAACTGTGCGAAATCTTTGGTCTAAGGAAAGGGGCCAAAAGAGAGCACACAGTCGAACATTGGGAAGAACTGGTGGTGTCCGCAGGGGGAAACTGGATGAAGGTCGCTAAATATAAATTAGCCGCATTCTTCGCGTTTCACAATAAGCAGGACCTGCCACCATGCCCCTTCACGGTGAACGACCAACCAGGACAGTTGTTTGGAGGTGTAGCCGGCCGGTGGCTCAAGCTCTTTCTGACAAAGGCACAGGATCAACAGCGGATGGAATTTCTTACATCGATCTTACAATCGAAGAAGGGAATGCCACGCGCAGATGAAACAGACCTTCGTCAGGCAGAACGAGACACAATGGTAAAGCTAACGACCGAACCAACGCAGCCAGTACGGAGAATGCTCATCAGCTTCATTGAAATGGAAAGCATGCATGAAAAGGTGCAGGCAATCATGACAGTGGAGACAATGAAAGAGCAACTTCGACGTACGGTCACGGAACTGTTTGGAGAGGTAAAGTTCACGGCGGGGGAACGGGTAAAGGCGTTCTTTCCAAGCACATCTGCAAACTACATAAGATCCCGAAAACAGGCTGGGGCAATAGGAGAAATCCTAGAGCACCCAGAATTGTTGAAGGGTCTACGTAGAGCAGGAGGATACATCGGATCAGAGAGAAAGGAAGTAGAGGAAGCACTAGAGGAGGAGGGCCTTCTGTTTGATGTCCATAAGCTCAGTCTAAGAAAGTTCGATGAAGCGTTCAAAACGCTGTGGCTAAGGATTCTCAAGCTTGCACAAAGCGAGGAACCCATAGCGACACCGGTGGCCTTAGCAGAAGCTCTAAAAATTAGAGTTATCACTAAGGGACCACCGTTTCACCAAACGATTCTGAGAGCACTATGGAAGAAGATGCACAGTACCATGAGGAGACACCCAACGTTCAAGTTGATAGGGGAACCGGTAAGTCTGAAGTATATGACAGACAGACTGGGAACCCACCTCGACGAGGACGAGGGGTATCTCTCAGGAGACTACGCAGACGCGACCAATGGGATCTACTCATGGGTGTCAGAGACAGTGGCAAAGCAAATCGCATACGAGCTTCAACTCCACGGAGTCGAAGAACGACTGCTATTGCAAGCACTGACAAGACACACAATAGAGATAGACGGGGTGCGGGCCAAACAGAAGACAGGGCAGCTGATGGGGAGTATAGTCTCGTTCCCAATCCTCTGCATCGCAAACGCCGCCATCACCAGATGGGCGATCGAGCTGGACCAAGGAAGACCTTTCCATCTCAGAGACGCACCAATGATGATAAATGGCGACGACGTAGCGGCGAGGATCGGACCAAAGGGATATGGGTACTGGTCAGTACTAGCAGACTTCATCGGACTCAAACCAAGTATAGGTAAGACATACTACTCACGTGAATTTGTGAACATCAATTCAACAAACTTCACATGTGGGGAGTATGGGTCTAACCAATTCTTGGACAAGAGAAAGGATGGGGTTGAGGTACTGAGAAGCACACCATTCCGAGAAACACTCTATGTTAACATGGGACTTCTGATCGGGCAAAAAAGATCAGGAGTATCCAAAGGTCTCGGCGACCAGGATGACCCACGGAATAACATAGGAGTGCGGTATCGAGAACTCATCAGATGCTGTCCGCCCTCACTTAAAGCAGATGTACACGATCAATATCTCAACCATCACCGGAAGATACTCGAAAAGGCTCGAGTACCTTGGTACATACCGGAATGGCTCGGAGGGTTAGGTATTGTCGGGGTCGGACGACCAAGCGAGATGGATCTACGGATAGCGCATCGAATCCTGCTTAACTGGAAGCAGGAAAGACCGATACACTTAGGTAGAACCGAAGCTCGATGGAAGACATGGAAGCTAGCCTCCAGTCTCGTTCCAAAACCGACATACGTAACAAAACCGAACAGGGGGACAGAAGATTACAAGGATTTGGTCAGCAAGAAATGCATTGACCTACTCTTTGACTCGACTGTCACTCTGAATGAGTTATTGATCACTATCACTGACGAGAAGGTCTCGGTGGCGCTCGCACAAAACGCGAAACTGTGGAATCCCAAACCCAGACAGGGCGAGGTAACCTGTAAAGGGTTGCCATCACCACTGGGGGAAGGAAGACTACAGTTCGTAAGTAAGTACGAGTCCTACCTGGCCGAGGACATCTCAGAGAGTGAGGTACATCTCTTACTCCTAAACTCCCTCGACTAGTACGTCGAGGTGTATACTTTCTTTTTCTCTCTATCACTGATTTAACTGGGATCATTGGACAAGAGGTTGGCGCTATGCACTCAAACTCCACAGATCGT